GCGAGCCGAGATCTGGTTTAAGTGCAAGTCGTGGCTCGAGGGGATGGATGTGCGTTTGCCGCGTGACGATGCGTTGTACGCGGAGCTAGCCGCGCCTCGCTATCACTTTACCTCGGCTGGTAAGATCCAAGTTGAGTCGAAGGAGGCGATGAAGAAGAGGGGGGTTGTGTCGCCTGACAGAGCTGACGCTGTTTGTTTGTCACTGGCTAATGATCACACGACGCTTGCCTCTGGAACGAGTTCGACCGGCTCATGGAGCCGGCCGTTGAAGCGTAGTATCAGGGGCGTTGTTTAGGCGGCTTCTTTGTACCGCCGGTAGCCGTGTTTGTTGCGGTACTCTTGGATCTCTTCGAGCTTCCAAAGAACCTCACACCAATCGTATGAGCAGTGGCCATCGATAACGCCCATGTGCGCGAAGTCGAGGTGCTCGTTGTTTTCATCGACGTCATCGTAGCTAATCCACTTCTGGATGTCATACTGACGTGATGGGCCGATCTGCTCGAGCTCAATCTCGATCTCCATCTTTTTAGCTAGGCGCTTTACCTTTGCATAGCCATAGCCAGATGATACGACTGCGTCACGCTTTGGCTTACGTGCCTCGGCAGGTATTTGTATAGTGCCAAGAGATGACAGCTCAAACACGTTAGATACGCGAGCTCGTCTCTTTACGCGTTTATGGCGTATTGATACTGGTTCACCAAGGATGCCGCAGACGTAGCGCCTGCCTTGGACTAGTTGAAAGTGATGACCGGCAACGATCAAGAACACACGCTTAGCGGTGCGCTCTTTGACAGTGTGTCTGAGCCAAGCCGCTAATGTTGGGCCTTTGCTTCGACTTAGCTTTAGGTCAAAGCTTTTATAGGTGGACTTGATGCCGCACATTGCAAGAGCGTTAGTGACCTCTGACACATACGAGCCTTTGACTGACTTGCGCCCACCAACATGGCGGATCAGACGGGCGGCTTCTCCCGTTGTCATGCCTGTTACGGCGCTGATGACTGACGGGCCGCAGTAGCGGTTTTTGTCAGCACGCGTTGTGCCGTGGTTAACTGGTTTGATGTTGATGTTTTTCATGGATACCTCCGTTAGTGGGGGCCGAAGCCCCCGTTGAATTAGATGTCGTCATCTATGTCATAGATGCGAGTTACGATTGCAGACAAGGCGCCGCCTAAGTAACGCTTGTCGCAGTTCAGAACGACGTCCTGCACGTCGTACCGGTTAAGTTCGCCGGCAGGCTTATACGCACTGGCGGACTGACCGTGACGCTCTGGGCGTGGTGCTTTAGAAGGGGAAGCCGGAGCAATGCTCGGGTCGTTGAACTTGACGCTGTCGCGCTCAAGGTCTTGGCCGCTCTGTGGGCGACATCTGTGAGTGTTTAAGAACTCCATAAGTTCTGCTTTGGTTGTTGGCACGTCAACCTCGACAAAGTTGCCTGTCGGGGTGTTAGGAACTTTAAAAAGTTTTTTAGCGTCAGCCTGAGTGCCTGCCCAGACGCCTTGGTTGTTAGTGTATAGTCGCATGGATATACCTCCGTTAGTTGCGAGTGATTCTATTTATACAACTATGTTAACATACTGTTAACAGATGTGCAAGTCGATAAATTTATGTCGGGCTTTCTTTTTTCTTATAATCCTGTATGATTAGCCTACATTTAACTGCGAGGAGACAGCTATGCCTATGGTCGGTGGTAAGAAATATTCGTACAGTAAGAAGGGAATGTCGGCTGCAAAAAAAGCCGCAAAGAAGTCTGGCAAGAAAATGGTTAAGAAGAAGAAGAAATAGATATGGCAGCAAAAAAAGGCTTATATGCCAACATTCACGCTAAACGTAAAAGAATCAAACGCCAAAAAGCGGCAGGAAAAACGCCAGAAAAAATGCGTAAAGTAGGTTCTAAAGGGGCTCCAACTGCAAAAGCTTTTAAGCAAAGCGCGAAGACCGCGAAAAAAAAGAAAAAGTAAGTGGCGGAAAGAAAAAGTAAAAAAGATCCACGTTTAGCACGTGCCGGTGTGTCGGGCTACAACAAGCCTAAACGCACGCCTAACCACCCGAAAAAATCACACGTCGTGGTGGCTAAAGAAGGTGACAAGGTAAAGACTATTAGGTTTGGCCAACAGGGTAAGACCGGAGACAAGAAGATGACCAAGCGCGCCAAGTCATTTAAGGCAAGGCACGCTAAAAATATTGCCAAGGGCAAAATGTCGGCGGCGTTCTGGGCTAATAAGGTTAAGTGGTAATATGGTAAAGCAGGCAGTAAAAGATTTACTCGAATACTTTATTACTAGAGGCTCTGATTTTTTTAGCCCTCCTAGAGTTGGTGGTGGACGCGCTAGAGATCCTGTGATGTACACGCCGTTCTCTAAAACAAAACATCAAGACTCTCCATTTAATTTTACTGTTGAAGGTCGTAAGCTAGGAAATCTTAATGTTCCAAGTTTAATATCTCCCTCGGACATACAGGGCAAAACTTTGTATTTTACCGCCGGAGACAGAACGTCAAATCAGCGTTTAATTGAAAAAGTAAACGATTATTTATTAGAAAATCCAAAATCAACTTTTGGCGGCCCCGAATATAAAGATCAAATAAATCGAGGTGTCTGGGCGTCTGAGCCAACAGCTATGAAAGCAAAAGAAAACGCATTTAAAGAGGGCGTTGATCGTGGCGAGGATATTTTGACTGCTTACATGCCTATGGGCGAAAGATCTGGAGATTTTTCTAAACACATGGCAGAAGTTTATGGAGAAATGTTAAGAGTTTCTCCAATTGGCAGTAATAGCGGCATAATTTTTGACGATATAATAGCTAAAACCTTTCCAAAAATGACAGATATACCAAGTTTTTCTAATAAAGATAAATTTGTCGATTGGATGGTTGGGCTTTCTGGAGGCAAAAGAGCTCAGTTGTTGAAACTTTTTGACACCGGCGCAATGAAAAACTTAGGAGTTCCTGACGTTTCTGCGGCAAGATTTGCAGTGACAAACCCAGAGTTGATAAAGTCTGACGCTTTAAGTGTAGGGTATCGGTTTGGGGTTCCAGAGCCTAATGCAAGCATTGTAAAATCTACCGATCATCCTAGCTACGGCGCAAATCTACCGAGAGCAGAAGGTACAACAAGTATGAAATTTGAGGGCGAGCTGCCTTTTATAATCGGAGCTAGAGATACGGCGCTGCCGAAAGCAGCCGTTAAAAATCAACTTCTGCCTCTTCCAAAAGAAATTACATCATACATGATGAACCCTAGATTAAGGCAAACCGTAGACCAACAATTTGTTGATGAGGCTGAAACATATTTAGATTTGTTAAAAACGGCAGGTAAGTCAGAGGCAGATCTGTACACCAGAAGTTTACTAGATGAATTTATGAAAGCAAATTAGATGTCTTTTATTTTTTCCATAATACCGTCGATAACTTCCTGTATCTCGTCCGATAAATCTTCATCTTTTTTCCACAAAATATATGCCAAAGATTCTATTTCTTGGCGTATTACAGTATATTCTTCGTCCATATTTTTCTCCTTTTGTAATACTGTTAACAAAATAATAACAAAGGCGCAAGTGTGATGGAGTTTAGGGTACTACCATTCGATGCCGGTTACGAATTTATCGACGAGTTCGGTAATAGAGAATTTATCACCGAAAATGGCACAATCGCGCCCAGAAATTTATCGTTTAGAGAAAAAGCAAAAGATTTTGTGCAAAACCGATACGGCATGAGCAAAGACATGTCTGAAAGTTTATTCGGCGGAGTTCCGTATGGAAATCAAGCAGATGCGTTACAAAGAATGTTTGGTCGAGAAGGCTTGTTAGGAGTTTTACCTGTAAGTGCAGGTATTTTAGCCGGAGGTCAGGCTGTTGAAGATTTCCAAGAAGGTAATGTTGCCTCGGGTATAGGTAACACTGCATTTGCAGGTTTAGACCTCGGGCTTAGTGGATTAGCATTGCGAAATTCAATTAAAAACGCAAAAAACTCAGGTGTTTTAAATCCAATTATCAACAGCCAAAGTAACGTGCCAAATGTAACTCGTAAACCGCCTCCAGTTGTGGCTGATAACGCTACTAATAAAATTATGGCATATCACGGCTCACCGCACACATTTGATAAGTTTGATATGTCTAAGATGGGAACAGGCGAGGGCGCACAAGCATATGGGCGTGGATTGTATTTTTCTGAAAACGAGGCGGTAGCAAGAAACTATAGAGATGCTTTAAGCAGAGATATTATAGCTACAATTGGAGATACCCCAATTTTAGATGTATATAATAGTTTAATTCGCCAAGCTGATTCAATTAGGGTTCCATCGCAAAAATCTAATGAGCTATACGAAAAGGCAGCTTTTTTAGAAAACTTAGAGATACAAGGGTCGTTTGACGATGCATTGGCTGCGGTGGAAAATCCAGAAATTGTTAAATGGGCAAAATCGGAAATACTGCCTAACTATAAACCTGCCGGAAATATTTACCAAGTAGAGATAGGATCTGATGTTAATAGATTTATTGACTACGACGCGCCTCTTTCAGAGCAATCTGATTTTGTAAAAAATGCGTTGGAAAATATACCGAAAGGTAATGTTAATATAATTAAAAACGCAGATTCTTCACGGCCTGAGTTTCGTGATCGAGTACGCCCTTATCAAGTTGTTGGGACAAATTGGAAAGGTGAACGCGTTAACAGACCTGCAAGAAGCCTTGACCAAGCTGAGCGAGTAAAAGCGTTGGCAGAGGGTGGCAATTTAAGATTAAATCCAGACGCAACAGGAGCGAACCTTATTTCATCAACTCCTTATGCTAATCAAGAGCAAATGCTTAATGTTTTAAAAGGCGTAGACATACAAGGTATTCGCTACCTTGACCAAGGTTCAAGAGGCATGGGTTACGAAGTTAACGTCTTAAACAAAGGTAAACCTGTTCCGATGGGTATACTTGACGAAGGCGATAACTTAACAGCTAAAACAAAAAAAGACGCAGAAGAGATAGCAAAGAAATATCGTAAAAGAGGTTTGACCGCAGATGTCCGACCAAGCGGAACACGCAACCTTGTTGTCTTTGACGATAAGATTGTTGATATTGTCAAAAGGTATGGCATTGGCGGAGCGGCAACATTATTAGGTATGTCTCAACTTGACGTGCAGGCCGCAATGGCGCAAGAGAATAGAAACAATCGGGGACTGTTGGAGAGGTGACACATGGATCGTGAAATAAACCAAATGGTAGAAGAGCTCGAGCAGGAAATGAACCCTGACGTCATGCCAGACGAGGAGTTACAAGGAATTGTCGGTAAAGAGATTGACGACGCAATCGACTTTATCGACAACCACATCTCGCCTATAAGGGCGGCAGCTACGCAATATTACCGAGGCGAGCCTTTTGGTAACGAAGAAGATGGGCGCAGCCAAGTTGTGTCGATGGATGTACGTGATACTGTGCAAGCAATTATGCCGTCGCTAATGCGTATTTTTCACGGCAGCGACCAGACTGTTGAATACGTGCCGCAGGGTCCGGAGGACGTTTCCGCAGCCAAGCAGGCAACAGATTACGCTAACTACATTATAAATCGAGATAACAATGGCTTCCTAGAAATGCACTCTGCCTTTATGGACGCGCTTGTTCGTAAGGTCGGGATACTGAAGGTTTACTGGGACGATCAGACCAAGTTTGAGACCGTTTCCTATTCTGGCCTCGATGACGCGTCCCTCGCGGCGCTAATGTCAGATCCTTCGGTAGATGTAGAGATCGTAGCGTCTGAGCCTATGAGCGAGCCAATGCAAGACCCTCTTACTGGCGAGGATATGCCCGTGCCAATGATGCACGCTGTCAGGGCGACATATACGCATCCAGATGGTCGCGTTAAACTAGAGGCCGTTCCTCCGGAAGAGTTTTTAATTTCACGAGAAAGCAAATCCGTTGAGCAGGCCGACTACGTAGCTCACCGCCGCATCGTAACCGTGTCCGAGCTTGTGGCGATGGGATACGACTACGACGAGGTATTCGATCTTGGCGCGTCATACGACAACGTAGAGCGATATACGCGGAACAAGGCGCTGACAAACGAGATGAACGAGCGCCACGACCCTGCGATGAAAAAGGTGCTATACGTCGAAAACTATATTAAAGTTGACTACGACGGCGACGGCATTGCAGAGCTGCGTAAAGTTTGCACCGCAGGCGACGGTAACAAGATCCTGATGAACGAGCCGTGCGACATGGCGCCGTTTGCGACGCTGTGCCCAGATCCAGAGCCGCACGATTTCTTTGGCATGTCAGTTGCCGACACGGTGATGGATATACAGAGAATCAAGTCATCTATCATGCGGAATACGCTTGACAGCTTGAGCATGTCGATCCACCCACGGGTAGCTGTTGTTGAGGGTATGGTGAACATCGACGATGCAATGTCTACCGAGGTCGGTGCAATAATTAGGCAGCGCGCAGCCGGTCAGGTGCAACCTATGTCTATGCCGTTTGTCGGCCAAGCGGCTTTCCCCGTACTGCAATACATGGACGAAATCAAAGAGGCTCGCACTGGTATATCCAAGGCATCCGCAGGATTAGACGCCGGCGCATTACAGTCTAGCACTGCAACAGCCGTAGCAGCCACCGTAAGCGCCGCACAGCAACATATCGAGATGATTGCGCGTATCTTTGCCGAGACGGGCGTAAAGCGCATGTACGAGCTTGTGTTGCATCTGGTAACTACCCACCAAGACCGCGAGCGCATGATTAGGCTGAATAATAATTTCGTGCCGATAGATCCGCGTGTCTGGAATAGTGACATGGATGTTACAGTCAACGTAGCTCTTGGACGCGGCTCAGATACCGAGCGAATGCTAATGCTACGCCAGATTGCCGAGATGCAAAAAGATGCGATGCAGACGATGGGGCCAGTTAACCCACTTACTGATATGCAGAAACTGTCTAACACATTGAAATCTATGACAGAGATAGCAGGATTTAAAGACACCTCGCAGTTCTGGGGAGATCCATCTCAATTTCAGCCACCGCCTCAGGATAAAAAGCCAGATATTAACGAGCAGCTTATCCAAGTACAGATACAGCAAATACAGGCGGATATTCAGAAGAAAGCTGCCGAGCTGCAAATGCAGCGTGAGAAGTTTAGGCTCGAGGATGATCGCAAGCGTGACGAGCTAGAGGCGGAGCTATTTGTGAAGGCTGAAGAAATGAAAGCTAAGTATGGCACGCAGCTCAACGTCGAGCAGATCAGATCAGATCTGGCGATTAATCGGGAAGTTATGAAGGCGCAAGCCGACGTAATAAAAGAGGCTGCGCGTGAAGACTAAGCAGCAAATCATAGATGACGGCAGGGAGGCGGAGCGCCTACTTAAAGACACAGATCTCAAAAGATTTTTACAAGAGATTGAGCAGGATTGTTGGTTTGAGTTCAAGTTAACTGAGACCAGTGATAGTGATAGCCGTGAGGCTATTTACATGAAATTACGCGGCGTCGAAATGGTTCGCCAATCGCTGCGTGCAATGGTAGATAACGGGGCTATTGAAATTAAATCAAAATAAGCCCATAATATGGAGTTAATGAGATGGCAGAAAACAGCAACCCACAAGGGACTGACCTGTACAGTGCTCAAAATGCAATCAGAGCCATGCTTGCGCCCGAAGAGGATAACGCTGCGGCAACTGATGCGCTTGAGGCCGAAACCACTGAAGAAGTAGTGGAGGAGGCTGAAGCCTCCGAGGAGATGGAGGCAACTGAGGAAGATAATTCAGTTGTCGAAGGATCTGAGGAGGAGCTCGAAGTCGAGGAAGATGCAGAAAGTTCGGAAGACGAATCCTTCGATATACTAGGGGCTATAGTAGAGGTCGATGGTGAAGAGATAACCGTTGAAGAGCTGAAAGCAGCTAATCTAAGGCAGAGAGATTACACACGTAAGACGCAGGAATTGGCGGAACAGCGTAAAACGCTAGAAGCACAATACTCCGAAATCGAGCGTGAACGTGCGCAATATGCTCAGATGTTGCCTGCTTTGCAGCAACGGCTTGAGCAGAAGGAGCAGGAGCCGGATTGGGACACGCTGTACGACACAGACCCCACGATGGCAGCGAAGGCAGAACGTCAGTGGCGGAAGCAGCAAGACGAGCGTGAAGCTCAGATGCAGGCCGTCCAAGCCGAGCAACAGCGATTGCAAAAGTTGCAGCAACAAAAGATGCAACAAATGCAGGAGCAGTACGTTTCTCAGCAACGCGAAATACTGCCGGAAGTCATACCCGAGTGGCGCGACAGTAAAGTTGCGGCGCAGGAAGCAACCCAGATACGGGACTTTCTACTTGGCGAAGGATTTACCGAGCAGGACATTGGCGGTTTGACAAATGCCACGCTTGTGAAGTTAGCAAGGAAAGCCATGCTATATGATCGAGGAGAAACGCGAGTTACTGCGGCAAAGGCCAAGCCGAAAAAAGCACGCGCCAAGACATTAAAGAGCGGCACCAAAGCGTCACAGCCTAGACCTAAGTCAGATGCACAAAAAGCGATTCAGAACGCAAAAAAATCCGGTCGTGTCCAAGACGCGGCTCAAGCAATAAGAGCCTTACTATAGGAGATTTATAATGGCTATTGTAACAAATACTTTCACGTCCTTTTCAGCTAAAGGTATACGTGAATCGTTGGCTGACATAATCAGCTCAATTTCGCCCGAAGAGGTGCCTTTTCAAAGTAACGTTGGGTCAGAAAATGTATCCAATACTTATTTTGAGTGGCAGACTGACGCTTTGGCGGCAACTTCGAAAACAGCTCAAATCGATGGGGACGATGTAGGATCTTTCGATGCTACGGCAGCAACCACTAGAGTTGGTAACTATACGCACATTTTGCGTCGTACAACTATTGTCGCTGACAACCTAGCAGCGCAAGATTTAGCCGGCAGAAACGATGAATTAAGTTATCAGTTGGCTAAGCGCGGCAAGGAATTACGCCGTGATGTCGAGGCAGTTTTAACCGACAATAACGCTCAAGTGGCCGGTAACGCTTCCACAGCTCGTGAGACCGCAGGTCTTGGCGCTTGGATTGCTACCAACGACAACTTTGGGTCAGGTGGTGCATCACCAACTGGTGACGGTAGTGATGCTCGTACAGACGGTACGCAAGCTGCATTTACCGAGGCAAAACTTAAAACTGCAATGCAGGCTGCGTTTACAGCCGGCGGTCAGCCAAGCATCTTGATGGTTGGGCCACATAACAAGACAGTCGTATCAGGCTTTGCCGGTATTGCTGCTCAGCGTTATCAGGCTCCAAGCGACAGCCCAACAACAATCGTTGGAACGGCAGACGTATATATGTCAGATTTTGGAACTCTAAATGTGGTTTGTAACAGGTTTCAAAGAGACAGAGATGCGTTCATGCTCGACCCAGAGTATGCATCAGTATGTTACTTACGTCCGATCCAACAGGTAGAACTTGCCAAAACCGGTGACGCAGAAAAAAGAATGATTCTTTGCGAATTTGGTTTGAAAGTTCTTAATGAGGCAGCTCATGCAGGATCTTTTGACCTAGCAACATCATAATACATTTGGGGCGGCTTCGGTCGCCCCACCTGCTTGGAGTTATAGATGAAGCGTATATTTGACCGAGATCCTGCCACTGGAATAACCAAATATTGGCACGTAACCGATAAGGGCGAGTATGTCGTCGAGACGCAGCAAGACGTCTCCGCAATCGCCGAGAGAAATAAAGACGAATACAAAGAAACGCCGAATAGATACCGAGACGTTAATAAGGTGGCGTCATTACCTCTTTCAGTGTACTATGATCTCAAGCGTCAGGGGATTGCAGATGACCCGAAGGCGATGCGTAAGTGGTTAAACGATAGTAATAACCAAGTATTTAGGACAAGGGCAGGCACATTATGAGTATTACAACCTACTCTGAGCTCAAGACATCCATAGCCAACTGGCTCGATAGGAGCGACCTAACGAGCGTAATACCAGACTTCATCATGTTGGCTGAGAAGCAAATGGAGAGAGCGGTAAGACATCATAAAATGATCGAAAGATCTAGCGGAGCTTTGGACAGCCAGTACAGTGCAGTTCCTGCCGATTGGATGGAGACCGTAAGGTTTAGTATAACGGACGGGAATACTAGCAAAATCGATCAGACATCTGTAGCCGATTTAATGGATAAGAGAGACGCCGGATTAAATCAAACTGGAAAGCCTAAGTTTTATGCTCACGTCGGGGAGACGTTTGAGTTATATCCGACGCCAGATCAGACGTACAACATTGAACTGGTTTATTATCAGTCTATTCCTGCTTTGTCAGATAGTAATACATCTAACTGGCTGCTAACAATAGCGCCAGACGCTTATCTGTACGGAGCTTTAATGCAGGCTGCTCCCTACCTCGGCGAAGACGAGAGGGTACAAGTTTGGAACGGATTATATGTTAGTGCCGTGTCTGCTATTAATACGGTAAATGAAAGAACCAGACTTTCTGGCACGTCGTTACGTATGCGTCTGTCAGCTATAGGCTAAAGGAGTAAACAATGAGTTTCACTAATTTTTTGGAAACGGAAGTGCTAGATCACGTCTTTGGCGGTAATGCGTATACTGCTCCGACTACTCTTCATTTTGCTCTTTTCACGGCAGCCCCAAGCGACACTGGCGGTGGCACTGAGGTTAGTGGCACAAATTACGCAAGGGTGTCCGGTGCGTTTACGGTTTCTGGTAATACAGCAAGTTTAACAAGCACGATTGAGTTTGCTGCGGCAGGTAGTAATTGGGGTACGGTTACGCATGGCGCAATATTTGACGCGGCAACGTCTGGAAATATGTTGGCTTACGGTACGTTGAGCGATGACAAGGTTATAGAGACAGGCGATGTTTTACGCATACAAGCAAATCAATTTACGATTACGTTGGATTAGGTAGTATATGTCATACGGTGACGGTTTATATGGAAGTTGGTTTTACGGTGTAGATGGCGTTTACAAGGACGCTGTTGTA